CAGCGTACCAGCGCAACTCTCCAGACTTTGCAGGGCTGGGGTGTTTATCGTCCAGCCACGCTGCCCAACGCCTGATGATCCAGTTTCCGCTTTCGTCAATGGGCGGGTTTCCAGTTGCAACAACTCGCACCCGCTGGTTGGGGTCTGTGCTGCGGTTCCACCCACAAATGAACTCATATTGGCTTTCGGTGTATTCTGGTAGCTCATCAAATCCTTTTAGATCGTGCGGGCGTCCCTGCCAGTCTGTTTTGTTATCTTCATACTGGACTGCCCCAAACTCAAGAAAGCGCCCATCTGGAAACGTCCAACTTTTATCCGACTTGTTCTCGTTCGCACTATCACCGATTATCTCTCGGCTTCTGCGGATAACGCCTTTCAGGTTCGGATAAATGCGCCTGAAAATAACGCTTTGCTGATGACATTCCACAGCCATACCAATAAGTAAATCTGTTTTTCCACCACCCGCAGCGCCTCCATAGAATATCTCGTCGGCCTGCGATAATAGCGCCATCCATTGCGGCTTACTCTGTGGATACCAGCGAGCCGTCCTGTTCTGTACCCTGTCCAGATATGCTTTCTCGGATGGTTTCAGAGAGTGTAGACATTGCTCGATCAAATCGTTCATCGTTTTGGCTACTTTCTATAATAAGCGGGTTTTCTTGAGTTCCGACATCCTTATACCTTCCGGCAACTCGCAATATTTTATCAAGCGCCGACTGCGCATCGTACAATTCAATCTCTAAGTCGTGTGTTTCCCTGTCTTCGTCACTCTCGCTTTTCCCCTGGTGAATTATCGTGCGCTGCTTTACTTTCTTGATTAGCTTAGTCAAGCCAAGCTCTTTGGCCCTTTGCATGTCCAGGCTAAAGCCCATAGAACTGACATCCATTAGCTGTGCAACGTCCCCCCGTGCCATGTCTGCAAGCAGAGTAAGCGCTTCGTCGGCGCTCATTTGCTTTTCGGCTAGTCTAGCCTGAATTTCTTCCTTTATGTCAAGGTTTGTCAATAACTGTTGACCGTAAGACCGCGCAGTCTTTACAGAATAGCCAGCACGACGCGCAGCTTCAGCAGCGTTCCAGCATGTAAGATATTCGTTGACAAAGACAGTTTGCTTCTTATTCATTGTTAGCTATCACCTGGGCGCGTGATTCATCCTGCTCAATCAGACCTTCCGACAATATCCGCATGGTTGCCTTCATAGTCACGCCGTCTTCTGTTTCTTCATACGTAATTTCTTGCGGGTCTGTGAGATACCAAATATAATTGCCAAATTGGAATTCTGTAAACCTGGTTACTTTTGCCATGTCAAAACATCATCCTTCCGCTCATCAGCAACCCACAGATAAGCGCAAGGGTAACGGTTCCGACCAACACGTATGCCAGTTGCTTATCCATCAGCTCACCGGCGTAACTCTTAGCACCATACCAGCGGCCACAATGAACGCCACAAATACAATAAGAATAAGCACCCTTGTCAAGCGGGGATGAGCGTCAAGATATTTCATCAAAGTCAAACAAATCAGAAGCGCCTCGTTCGACGTTAATTTCCCAGCTAGGTTCGCCAATGGACAGAATGCGCTTGCTGATTAAACCTAGAATTTCATCGATCTTTCTTTCAGCCTCTTCGTCCAGATCAACCGGTTCAAACTCCCAAGCAATGTTCGCAACTAACTTCACACTTTTCTTCATTTAACCCTGCTTTCATAACACTCACCACACAAAAGCTTCTCGCCTACATATTCCCATTCAGGCTCCCCTTCCGGCAACGTTATAACCGGGTCGCTATATAGGCCATCTTCTTTTGTTTCAGTTACTATCTTGCCGCACCCTTCACAAACGAAAATGTATATTTGATAAGTTGACATGTTCAAATCTCAGGCTTGACTTTAAAGCTCTCCCATACGCTCGATAGAACCGCGGAAGCGCTTGTAACCCTTGCGCGAATACGCCATTCACCAGCCTCGTCAATGTCTCCATCTGCTAGAGTATATTGTACCAATCCATCTGAACCATCGGTAACAAATGTGGCCGTCTCTGTAGCCACATTCAAAGCAGGATCGGATAGTTGTACCTGAATAGTAGTAGCATAGGCAGAAACATCAGCGGCGGCTTCTGTGTCCGTGTCTATGATGGTCAATACTATGACTTGGCCGTAATCGCCAGAAACAATATTACTTAAACTCATTTTGCCTCTCTTCTATTATACATCATCCCATCCGGGAATTGGCGAGAACTTTTCAATCAACCAACTAAGGGGATAAATTGCTTTGTCCCACTTATTGTTAAACCACAAATCACGGGAGTATTCCCGCGCCTTTGATATGCCTGGATTAGGATAGGGAAATCCAAAATCCCCGCCCTGAGTACGGAACAGGTGCGCGTACCATGTTCTTTTACTTACGATAACACGCCCACCAGATAACCAGGTCTTGCAGGCTACTTCTGTTCCTTGCTGGCCCCAGGAACCGTGTTTTTCGTCACATAAATTAAGCCCAAAATACTTCTTGCGCGTCACCATAAAACACGAACCTTGCAGGCTCATACTCTCGACTAAATCCCCCGCTTGTTTCTTTTTATACTCGCGCCAATATTGAAAGTGTAAATCTTTATCAAAACGATAAGCGGTACTCTTTGGGTTTTTCTTGGCAATCCAGACAACATCACGCGCAGTGGGCTTTCCACATTCCGTACATAGGCCAGATTGAGACTGATAGCGACGATGCCCGTCTGGACAAACCCAATCAAAGGCATGTAGGTTACGCATGGTTGGTGCCATCGTCCAATCGGGCTGCATGTCTTCCATGAGTTTGACATCAAAGCCCTGATCAAAAGCGCAATGAGCGTCCACCTTCATCAAATACTTACCAGTCGATAGCCTTGCCGCCTCATTCGTGGCCGCTCGCTGTCCGATAGGCTTGGTGTGATGAATAAGCTGTACCCGCTCATGGTCATGGATAGGCGGATCCGCCCACTGTCCGTCTAACACTGCAATGATTTCAGTGTCCCCCTCTATGTGCTCTAAGATGTCCGCAATCGTGCGGGCTAAGAACATTTCATTCCTGGCAGGGATAAGTATCGAAAGGTCAGCCATTACACCTTTTCCAAAATTCAGAAATGATTTGCTTCCAATTGAAGCGGGTTTTTATATCTGCTATTTCTGCATCCGTTACCGGGCGCGGCTCTTTTGAAAGTAACCTTTTCAAATTCTTGACAACTTTTCCCGATTTTTGTTCCGGTATAAATTCAGATATTCCATCATACCATTGGCGATAATTGGGGGTATCATACATGATTGGACGCACTCCGCACAATGCGGCCTCTAAGCCTGGCATTTCAAAGCCGTCCTCCCTGCGCAATACAGAAAACCAATGACATTGATTATATACATTTCTAACTTCGTCATCCGTAAGATTTTGGACAGTATCGTTGTTCGGGTCTTCGATGAAATTCGGGCCAATATGAACTGTCCTACCTAGCATAAACGCAGCCCGGCGGGTTTCTCCCACACACTCTTTTCGATAATCCAGTCCAAGCGTGCCGACAATATATTTCTTGTCTGTTTCCTGCTTATAAAATAATGCAGGGTCAGTGGCAAGCGGGGCGTGATACATGCCTGGAACATACTCTTTCAGATCGTAATAGCTCCACATACAAGTGGCCCCACCCCATAACTCCATCCAGTCTAACGGATTCGGATTGCGACATGATTGAAGTACATATTGAATAACCGCGTATTTTCTCCCGCTCGCTTTAATTTTGAGCGCCTGCCGGGTGCGGTGATCGTGTCTACCGTTGACATGAATAACAACTAAATCGGCCTCATCAGGATTAGAAACCCTGAACATATCATCCGGTAAATATTTATCTAAATTAAATACCACCCTGCCCATTCCCCTTGATTCATTTGGTAAGTCAAAGAAAACATTCATTCTGGTAACTCAGACAAATCAACTAAATTTGACAGAACACTCACCCATGTACGCGCCACTTGATATGTTTTGCGGTATGTGAAAAGTGGGTAGATGTCGCTGTAATGATACCTATCATCATACTTAGGATTTACGTCATGCAATACAATATATTGTGCCCAATCCTTAAGCCGTACCGCGTCAACAGCCCGCCGCTCATTAGGGGAATGATCAACAAACGCAACCGACCAGGGACGCTCTAAATCAGCATTACTCCAATTGTCAAGCAGATGCATTTCATGGTTTTTACTTGCATGGCCGCACATGATCTTGTAATATTTCTCGCTTGTTTCATAAGATACAAGCTCCCTGCCCGGATAACAGGCCCAATGTAGGAATGGAGTTGAACCTATCCCCACCCCCAACTCAACAACCGGCCCCCTTGAAAGGGGCATTACTCGCATAAGTGCATATAGGTGTGAAAATAGTCCTTTTGTTACTTGCATTTATTATATCCTTCCGGCACTTCTCGCCACTTTTCTGGATCGTCAGGCCACCCAGGAACAGGCCAAAAATGCTCTATTAGTTTATCGAGCGCCTTGCATTGCATAAGCCAGTGATCTACTACGAACTGTGGACCTATGCGAGAATCCTTGTATCCCTGCCGAGTATGCGGCTGTCCAAATACCTCTTTACACTTTTTGGAATATCCGTGCCCCTTCCAAAGATGCGCATACCACGCCCGCTTGTTGAGCATTATTTTTCCACCGCTCAACTGCGTGGTTAAACCCAACTCTTGCGCCTCACAGGAAAACTGTCTGTATAGCTGCGGTTTCAACCATCCGATGCGCTTTATAAAATGCTCTTTTGACATTACCCAGCACGAACCCTGGAACGTCATTTGTTCATCGAACAAAATATTAATACGTTCGTCTGTTCGCTCATCCCACGGCATAGCGTGCATCCCGCGCCGCCCTGATTTCATGAATTTGTAATTATACGGCCATGCAAGATATTCGTAATCTGTCCAGGGTTTATGATTTTTCACCTGCCAGTTCTCAGCATCTAGTGAATACCTGCGTGGTACAACGATCCAATCATTGTCTATGTCATTAAGTAGCGTTTCATCAAAACCAGGCGAAACCATACAGTGCCCGTCTATTTTCATCAGCCATTCACCTTTGGAAATTCTAACCGCGTCGTTGATGCTGTCTCTCATTCCCCTTCGGGGACGATGAACAATAATAATACGCGGATCGTCTTGTAAGATTGGTTTTGGCCAATAGCCATCCAAAACAACAATGATTTCAATTTCCCCCGCTGCTTTTTGTAAAATGTCGGTTACGGTTTTCTGTAAGTATATTTCATGCCTGGCTGGAATTATTATACTGATCATGCTACGTTTACGCTTTCGGTTGGAGTTGGGTTAGCTTTTGTGTTTCCTGTTGGCGATAAATTTGTATCTGCATTTTCTGTTATGTCTAAATTGATTATAGCATCTTCGGTCGGTGTGATGTTTATTACAACATCATTGACTGGAGAAATATTAACATATACATCAGCCTCTATTTCTTCTTCCGCGCTTGGAGAAGCTGACTCTGATGTAGATGGAGAAGCCGACTCCGACGCCGACGGGCTGATACTTGCCGATGGAGAAGCCGACTCAGACACACTCTCACTGGCTGAAGGGCTGATAGATTCCGATGCACTCTCGGAAGCCGACTCGCTTACACTTTCAGACGCAGACGGGGAAACCGATTCGCTTGCGCTCTCTGATGCACTAGGAGAAATCGAAGCTGAAGGCGAGACGCTTTCACTGGCAGACTCACTGGCTGAAGGCGATTCGCTTTCCGATGCCGATACGGACGCAGACGGGCTAATGCTTGCCGATGGAGAAACAGACGGGGATGCCGACTCACTGGCACTTTCCGAAGTACTCTCTGATGCCGAAGTGCTTACAGACGGAGAAGCGCTCTCGCTTGCGCTCGGGCTGATTGAAGCACTTGGACTAACTGACTCGGACGCCGATTCGCTGGCTGATGGGCTAACACTTTCTGATATAGATTCACTAGCCGATGGGCTGATTGAAGCACTTGGCGAGATACTTTCAGATGCGCTTTCGGAAATGCTTGGGCTCGCAGATTCGGACACACTCTCAGACGCGCTGGGACTTATGCTTGTACTTGGAGACGCACTCTCACTTATACTTTCCGATGTACTCTCGGAAACCGACTCGCTTGCACTAGGAGAAATTGAAGCGCTGGGAGAGATACTTTCAGATGCGCTTTCAGATGCGGACGGGGAAATAGATTCTGATGCAGATTCACTTGCCGATGGGCTGATGCTCGCAGACGGAGAAATGCTCTCTGATGCGCTCTCGGAAACACTAGGGGAAGCAGACTCCGATACCGATTCAGACGCACTTGGAGAAATGCTGGCAGATGGGGATATACTCTCGCTTGCCGATTCACTGGCGCTAGGGCTTACCGAAGCGGACGGGCTTATACTTTCGCTGGCACTCTCAGAAGCCGATGGGCTAATCGAAGCAGATTCCGACGCGCTTAGACTAGCTGATGGGCTAATACTCTCTGATGCACTTTCACTAGATGATGGGCTAATTGACTCGCTAGCACTTTCAGATGCAGATGGACTGATCGAAGCAGATTCACTGACTGACTCACTGGCACTTTCAGATGCGGATTCAGACGCACTCTCGGAAGCCGAAGGACTGATACTGGCAGATGGGCTGATACTCGCGCTTGGGGAAACAGACTCCGACACACTCTCGCTAGACGAAGGACTAACTGATTCTGACGCACTTTCGCTTGCACTTGGACTAATAGAAGCGGATGGGCTCGCAGACGGAGAAACCGACTCACCGCCACTAGCTAAGAAGAACTTATCCAGATATAAGAAATGTGAAGCTACCCCATTGTCGAGATGAATAATTCGTAATTTTATGTTACCGCTTGAAATATAATCAGCAGAATCTAGTAAGAAAAACTCATAACTTTGTTCTGTGCTATCTGATGGGAAATCATTGTCTGATACTGTAACATTATCCCAGCCTGAAGTTGTATAGTTCCACTGAAGAAGTTTTACCTTGTGCGCTGGATTGCCTTTGTAATAACCATCAACATATAAATCAACATTTGAACTAGGTACATCGTCATTAATGCCAAATTCAAAATCATAAGTAAAACCGCCGCCGGTAACTGGGTCTACATAAGCTCCTAAAACTTCAGTTAAAGCTAATTCTGTGGCGTCACTATCTCTATATGTGTCCGCTAAGGCACCTGAAGAAATAGCGCCTTTTGTAAGCGTCAACGAGGATGGATTCCACCAATCCGTTACGGGTGAGCTTGGGCTGGCTGATGGGCTAGCGCTCTCTGACGCACTTTCGCTGGCACTCTCGGATGCGGATTCGGATACACTTTCGGATGCAGATTCACTTGCTGACGGGCTTATGCTTGCACTTTCAGACGCGCTCTCGCTGGCCGACTCACTAGCCGATGGAGAAATGCTGGCACTCTCGCTTGCTGACTGGCTGGCACTCTCAGATACCGAAGGCGATACACTTGGACTAATTGATTCACTTGCGCTTGGAGAGATTGAAGCTGAAGGCGAGATGGACTCTGATGCACTCTCGGACGCCGATGGTGAAACTGATTCACTGGCGCTTTCAGAAGCACTAGGAGAAATCGAAGCGCTTGGAGATATGCTCTCGCTGGCTGACGTGGATGCCGACTCTGATGCACTCTCGCTAGCACTTTCGGATGCGCTTGGACTTATTGAAGCGCTTGGGCTTATACTTTCACTTGCGCTCTCACTTGCCGAAGGACTAACTGACTCCGAAGCGCTTTCTGATGCGGACGGGGAAATAGACGCCGAAGGAGATATACTCTCACTAGCACTTTCAGACGCAGATTGAGAAGCGCTAGAACTAGCAGACTCCGACGCCGACGGGCTGATGCTGGCACTTTCTGAAGCACTTTCAGAAACCGATTCAGATGCAGACTCGGATGCCGAAGATGACGCACTGGTACTAGCAGACTCGGATGCGCTCGTTGACGCACTTGGACTTGCGCTTTCGGATGCCGTTGGGAACAGGATTCCCCCATCATTGTTTGCTTTGAAGTCATCAAAATAAACCGT